TTAATACCAGTAGAGAAAGTTCCGTATGAGGCAACTATAATTGCATCATCTTTTGTTTCTGTTAACGCTCGTATTTCTTCACGTTGTTCAGTAGCAGTTCCACCATACACAAAGAACACACTTCTAGTATCGCCTACCTTATTATTTATAAGGTCATATAACACTCTCCCATGCTTCTCAACATACTGAAACAATACTAAGGTGTTACCTGTTTGTGTAGTGCATAAGTTTTTTAGAAAAGTATTTCTAACAGGATGACTTACAATCCAATCCATTTCTTCTTGATACGTCATACCTTTAACTAGCTTACGCTCAACATCAGAATACTCTAATACTAAACAAGTTATGTCAAGGCTGGCAACTGCATTATCATCCATTAACTTCTTAGTAGTAATAACTTTTTTGACTGAACCAAAGATACCTTCTAACACTAGCTTGTGGGTTTTGGCTCCATCAAGTGTGCCTGTTGTTCCTATACGATAAGCTGCATCAGTACATTTATCTAATATGGAAGTAAGAGACTTGGCTTTAAAGTTGTGGGCTTCATCGCCGTAAACAACATCAAATCTATCAAACCAAGATTTAGGATATTTGTAAATAGATTGCCAAGTAGAAATAGTTACTGGCAGTTCTATTGTTTTATCTTTGCCGCCATATATTCTATGGCAGTTTTCAGCCACGTCCCAATCATTTGCAGTTGAGTAGTCTTTAAAATCTCCGTACATCTGTTCAACTAGAGAGGTAGTAGGTACGATGAGGAGCTGCTCTCTTCCGAGATGTTGGTGATATCTAACAAGATTGTATATGATGAGAGATTTACCTGAAGCAGTAGGTGATAGAAGTAACGCTCTGCCTTTGTTGATAGAATGCTTAACAGCTTCTACTTGGTAATCTCGTATTTCAATATCTTTGCCTGCGCTTTGTAGATTTAGTTTTTTAGCAAACGCTTCAACATACTGTGACGATACCGGGTCACCTATTTTAGCAATATCAACTTCAACCGTATATTCTAATGTATCTGCAAACTCTTGTAAATATGGCAACAAGCCTACATATAGTTCTTGGCGATACATGTTAAACAATCTAGCTTTTCCGTCCCACACTCTAGCCCGATAGCTAGGCATAAACTTAGCACCAGGAACTTCAAATGTAAAAAAATCACAGATTTCTTGAGATGTACTAGGGTCTGTTTCTACTCGTAAATATGCTTCGTCTTTTTTTATTACTCTAATCACTAAAAACTTCCGTTGGTAAACTTAGTCCATTCCACAGCATTTTTTATATCCCATGTTCTACTATTTAGTGACTTCATAATAGACTCACATTGGTACAAACAAGCTCTTACATAATCTAGCTTATCATTTATTTTGATAATTTCAGAGTCGCTGTCTAGGTATTCTTGCATTTCATTTTTCAAAGGCTGTGGACCTAAGTACTGCTCCCAACCTAAATCGTCTAGTTCTAGTTTGGATAATTCGCCACGAAAGTATCTCCACTTCACTCTACGAAGAGTAAGCATTTGAGATTCAAACTTTCTTAGCTGTAGCTTAAAGTTAGTTAGATGGTTGAGATACTTAGAGTGAAGCTCTGCGGTTTTTATAGACTCACTGCCAAGGTTGAGTTCGTCTATTTTGCAGTCTGTTTTCCATGTGTCTTGTAGTTCGTTCAATGTAATCATAATAAAACCTCATAATATATATCATATTTATGGCGTTGTAATCTTGTACTGTCTGTATCTAAACGCAGCAACTCCTTGAAAATATTCAGTGCTACCGGAACTTATCTCAAACTCAAGACCACTAAGAGAAACCGGAAACGCATCTTGAAACACTATTGTTTTTATTGTATTATTATTTGAATCAAGAATAAACAAAGATGCATCGCTAAAGTTGCCGAGCGATCTTTGCTTTGATGGGTTTATGGTAGGGAAGCGATATGACTGACTATTAGAAAAATCAGTATATTGTTTATGACTTTCTGGGAAGCCTAGTCCGACTAGCCATTCATATATTTCATTATAGTTGTTCATATTTTCTTGAATAAGAAAACGAATATTTAGCTCACCATAGGCAAGCTTATCTCCTGGCTGATAATAATCAACAAGAGGTGTAGCAACTTGGGGAGATCCCATTGAAACATCTGGAATGTTTGCAGACTGACAAAAGAATGAGACACTAGGTAAATTGTGAATCTTAAACTTAAAACCATTAGGCTTTAGATAGTCTAATTCACCAGGGTTACTAGCGTCCCATGTTGATTCTGTTACATTTGCTAAAACGTTTACCATAGTAATATCCTTGTCTTTCTATATTACTATTTATAACGCTTAAATTACTGCGATTGCTGCGAGTACTACAGGTGATGTTACTACTAACGCTAACATAAAAGTAACAACTGTTTCTAGTTTGGCTGTCTTTGCGCCGATAATCATTTTTAATTCCTTGCCTTGTGAGCAAAATAAAGTTAAAGTAAATGAGCGCCTTGATAAAACACTCATTACTATATATAACTTCTAGAACCTAAAATGACAATATGTGTGCAGGAATGTAACATTATGTTGTCAAATTATTCTGCATTCTTCCAAGTAAAGGCACCAAAAAACATTTCATCCTCACTCATCTGTCCCCATGGTACTTCTCTGCTTGGATCAGGGTTCATCTTGTTGTCTACTGAGTTATCGAATGCGCCTTCTACAAACAAACGAGTTCCTTTGGGTAAGGGCTTAGGCTCTTTCCATGTATATGAAAGCTGCCAAGCATAGTCGTACACAGGAACATCAATCAACTCTTCGCTGCTGCCGTCTGGGTAGAATGCAGTTGCTTTCATACTCTTACCACGGAAATGCATGTGCGGCAAGAATGTGTGTAGATTGACATCGTTCTTCAATACTACTTCTGCTGTCTGTACAAAGTTAGGATCGAATGGGGGAATTGGTGTCCAGCTATCAGGGAAGATACAAGCACAGTCGCCTGCCATTCTTTCTTCTGGTACTACACCTTCGTCATGAAAGTACAAACCAATTCGTGCGTTGTCTGTTCTAGCTGTGCCGTCTGGTGTGTAGTGTAGCTGTAGATTTACAACTGAACCTGCACGAAGTAATCCGCCAGTGTTCTCGTCATAAAAGTCAGGATCACCACCTGGAACATAAGCAGAGATGCTTGCAAAGTTCATCTCAGCTTGTCCACCACCTTGTGCGCCTAGAATATTCATACTGCGTTGATCAGGAAGTACTACTGAGTTTAGCATGTGATGCATTACCGTAGGCTCTGAAGGCAAGTACTCTGAACCACGCAACCACTTATCTTCTGTTAAACCAGTGGGTACACTGACATAACGATAAGGAATTGCTGAAGGTCCTGCAGGAATCTCCATAGGAGGTACTTCAATGATCATATCAGGCTCGCCGTGTACCCACTCTGATGTAGAGTAAACAGTTTCTGTTAGTGGATCTCTGTCACCTTCTACAGGTGCTCCTGCATTGACCCACTCTACAATAGTTTCCATTTCTAAATCATTTAGTGTACGATGATTTATGATATCCTTTGCATACTTACGATCAATCTGTCCTGGTGGCATTCTTAATGATGTAACTGCTTCTTTGATTGCAGGTGCGAATGCTTGAAGCATTCTGTAGTCAGTCATTGCCCAAGGAGCAATGCCGCCTTCTCTGTGACAGCTCTGACACTGCTCTACAAAGATAGGTGCTACATTTTCTGCATAATCAATCTCTGCTGCTTCTGCTTTTGCTCCTAGCATAAAAACGAGGATTGCAAATGTACTTACTGCTGTATTTAGTCTAGTCATTTTTTAGTTCCTTAATATATTTTGCCATCTGTACAACTTCCTCATCTGATAGCGTTGCTGCTTGACCAAACATAATACCACTCATGTCACCACGGGTAATCATTTGTTTGTAGTCAGTCAATGCTTCTACGATGTAATCTTCTTCCATCCAGTTAAGACTAGGAAATCCTGGCTTGCCTTGTGCTTCATTGCCGTGACAGGCTGCACAGGTATTCCATTTCATCTTTACTGAATCAAACTCATCTGCATGAACTGCTATGTTAGTCCAAACAATCCAGAATACTGATACTGCTAATATCTTAATAAATTTAATCATTTCCTGCTATCATCCTCTCTGCTTGAAGTCTTTCAAATCCTTCATCATCTAAATGTGTAATTGCTAACCAGGCATGCGTCATTTCATCACCAGTTCTTGAACCGCCCATTACATACATATCAGGATCTGGGTTATTTGGATTCTCTGCTGTATTGTCATACCATTGCTTGAGAATAATAACTGCACCTGCTGGAATCAAAGGAGCGGCTTCAGGCGAATATAGATGACTATGGTGCCATGTTGCACTCCACTTTGATATTTGACTGACTTGCTCAGTACGACCAGTCTCTGGGTAGAAGATTTCAAGACTTGCTGCATTCATACGCAAGTGACCATGTGGCTGAAAACTATCTAGTCTTACTGGATGATCAAAACTGTGAAAGCCTTGAGTCATTGCATAGCCATGAGGAGGAACTACTAGGTCGTCCTGATCTCCTAAGCGATACAGTGACAGATCTTGCTTGTACTTGAGCGCCTTGCTCTCTTCGTCAGAGTATAACCAAAGGCCAATTTCTACTACGTTATCTTTAATAACTGATCCCGGTGCCATCGCACCAAGTCCGCCGGGGAACATGTGAATATCCCATCTGATTTCTGCGTTCCCTGGAAGAATTCTGCATACTCCTTCTGGAACAATCTCTCCCCATTTTCCCATAGCATACTCGGTCAGCATGCCTTCACGGCCCCCATCAATAACCACATTTGAATTGGCATGATGTACGACTGCTTTGGCTTCGCCCCGAGGTTTCACTTGAACTGCACGAATACAG